ATAAGTATCGTATTGCGGTGTTCTAAAACGCCTACCACGATAAGCCTCGTTAATTGATAGTGGTTTTATTTCGAGTTTAATCATTCCAATTTACTTTTATAATGTTCAATAATTCTATTAGTTTCCATAGCATAATAATCTTTAAACTCGCTAAAGCCTTTATTATCCTTTTGCCAGTTGAGATATAAAACACTTCTTAACCTTTGGCTTTGTGTCTTTTTATTATCGTATAGATCCAAATCAATTTTATCAAGTTCTTCAACTTCTGATTTACTTATTTTATCCTGACCTTTAAAATACATGATGCCATGCGTTTGGAATAAATCATCTAGTTCGGTCTTTTGCTCTTTAGTAAGTTCTAAAGTATTGAACGTTATGCTAAATGATTTATCTGATTTAGGTCTGTATTGGGTTAATGTACAAGCTATTAGCATATTATTTATTAGTTGTTAAATTAAATCTTATTTCATCCTCTTCTTTTTGAGCCTTACGTCTTTTTTTAACGGCTTCTTTTAAGATAGGATTATCTTTTATCTGGCTATCATCTGGAATAATTTTAACAGAAATAGGCACTATATCTAATAACGGGAATTGTCCCATTATTAGATTATAGTCAGATTGTTTAAGGGTTACTATTGCTATGTTTTCCATTATTTCAAAGTTGCTTTTAGTTTTTCTTTCATTGGAACGGCTATTTTTTGTTCATTCGGTGGTAATGCTTCAAACATTGTTTTTAAATCAGCTAATGTTTTTGCGTTAATTATCTTAGCGTTTACCTCGTCTACTGTGGGTTGTTTCTTAACAGGCGTTTCAATGCTATCAGAATGAGTATTATCAGCATCGTCAATTTTACCAGTAGGAACTAAGAAAGTATAAAGTAAAACGTATTTTAAAGCGTATGTAGTGCTTTTACCAGCTCCCTTATCCTGACTATCAATTCCATGTCCGTAACCACTTAAAACTTGACTTTCTCCGCTTTTATGCAAAAGTAAATATTCAGTTGTAACTTCTGTAAATACTGACTGTTTTTGTTTTGTTACTTCCTTTTTTTGGTAATTATCAAATGCAGTTTCTTCCCATCTATCAATTTGTATTTTTGGTTTAACTCCAATAGGTAAAATACATAAACCATTCTTAGCCATTGAATCACCTATAATCTTTTTAACTTCTTGGTCAGGAACTCCTTTATAAGAACTATTACCAGTTCCAATAGTCATAGACTTTTCAATACCTTTTACTTCTTGCATAACGGCTATAATTGCCTTTGCTAAATTTGCTTTTGTTTCCATATTGTTTAATAAAAAAACCCTATGCCGCTGGTAGTGGAGTACCTTTGGCAATAGGGTTAATAAGTTAGTTAATTTGATTGTCGCTCCACCGACTTAACTAGGGCAAATATACTAATAAATATTAGAACTGTGAAGAATTACTTTCACTTTTAACAAATGGTTTACTTTCTTTTACCCAATGAGTAGCTTTGCTCTTTTCATCTACTGATTTACGTTTACCTACATAAACCTTTACATTACCATAAGCATCAGGTGTTAATGCTTTAATCTTTTCTAGATTGATTGATACGTTAATCCCGTATTGATTTTCCCATCCAGTTCCTACGTAATTTTCTGTTTGATTTTCCATGTTTATTTGTTTTTTATTGGTTTATATTTTCTGATTGTTTTTCTAAATCTAATCTCATTTGATATAAAGCGTCATTCATAACGGAAACTAAATCTTCTAAAAACTTAGCTTCATCTGGCAAAAGCCCTTTCTCTATTCCTTTTACGAAGTTATTAGTGGCGTTCATAGCTACATTAAAATTAAACTTAGTTTGAGCTTTCAACTCACCTATTAAGTAAGTGCCTTGTTCATTAAAATGCTTAGCTAAAGCTACTAAAATTAATGATTCGATTTGTAATTTTTTAGCGTCCATTAGTATAAGTTTTGGTGGGTATTAGTTTGAGGTGTTTTCAATACTGGTTTAGTAATGTTTAACAGTTTATGGGTTTCTGACATTAAATCAAACATTGTTACTGACTTGTCGCCTGACATCATTCTATATTCCAAATTGCCTATTTTATTTATAAGTAATTGGCTTTGTTCTTTAACTGCTTCCGAGTATTTCATTATTTCGCTTCTAAAAGATTATTTTTTAAAGATTGAACAGCTAAGCTGTCGTTGTGTGCTTTTCCTTTCAATAGATTGTTTTCCGCTTTAGATACACATAAGGCTATTCCTAGAATCATTATAACCGCAATTGAAAGTACAAAATATCCTATTGTTGCCGTTCTTTTATTTGAATACTCTTCCATTAGTTTTTGAGTTTCGTTGTTTTCCATTTTATTTGTTTTTAAATGTTTTATAGCTAATCCAAACCATTGAAATTAGCATGATTGAGGGGATGATTAAATTCATTTTGTTATACTGTATTTATTAATTTGATCAAACATATCGTAAACATCGGCTTTAAATCCTGCAATAGTGTCTTTTGAATAAACTTTAACCCACAAGTCCTCTCTGATATTGTCATCTATATCGTGGCTTAATTTAGTTATCCAAGTCATCTCAACTTTACAACCAATTATTTGTTTACTATCCTTTGAATTATAAATGTATCCAAAGAAATATTCTAATCCTTTGTCTGGATCTATTCTATTCTCATTTTGCTCGAAATCTTCCAATGTAGCGTCAAGCACTCCTTCAATATATAATTTGTCTATTTTCATATGTATTTTTCTTTAAATGTTAGAGTAATAGTTAATAATTGCCGTTACTGTTTTTCGGCTGCCAGTACCTGAATTCATAGCCTTAGTAACCGTTGGGCGTGATAGTTTGCTAAATTTAACAATAGCCATAATATCGCCCCTCTCTTTTTTTTTCATTATTTTTTGTGGTATTTTCATATTAATTGTTTTTTACCTCAAAATCCACGCTACCGTATATCGAGCGTGGTTTGAGTTGAGGCTTAACCCTCTGACCTGTTAAGATATTAATTTTATTTCAATGTATAAATCATTATTTAATTCAAATGAATCTCCGTTAAATTTCGGGCGGTCGTAGCCATCCGAAATGTATTTATCTATAATTTGATTAACTTGAGATTCGGTTTGATTTTCAAATGAATTCCCTTTAATGTGTTTTTGCTGTCCTGTTAGGATTACGTTGTAAGTTTTCATAATTAAAATAGTTTTAATTGTTTTTTAAATTCTGTATATCTTGAAATAGATTGTTTATAATAAACATCGTTTGTTTCGCAGATATCTAAAGTTAAATTTAAGTTTATTTTTTCTTTAGCAATAGCAATTGTAGCAGACCCGCCATTTGTATCAATTAATTTAAAATCATTCTTAGCATATCTTGAAATTATATCTATATATAAACTAACTGGTTTTCCAGTAAGATGATATTTTTTGCCAACAGAATGAGTTAGTTTTCTAATTGACATTTTTTCCTTTTCATTATAACTAATACCAAACGATGTCCAAATTAATTCGCAATTACTAAACCTATTTCCTGCTATTTTTTTATCCCAAACAATCCAATGGGCAGATTCAGGCAAATGATTCGTAAAATGATTTCCGCCAAATATTATTTGATTTTTACTTATTCTAAATAATTCTTCAAAGTATTGTTTTTTTGGCTTTATATCCCATTTATCAAAATTGTTATTAAATGTTTTATTTAAAGTCATATTACCGTTTACGCTTCTAACAACCCCAAGCCCATAAGGCGGGTCAACTATTGCAAGGTCGTAATATTTGTCAGGTTTACTTCTCATAAAGTCTATATTGTCAATGTTATAAAAATTTACCATATAATTACGCTTTAATATTATTTTGACGACAAGCAACCATTACACCAACCATTTCAGATGCAAATAATCCGCTAACAAAAGCAAATCCATTTTCGAATTTTTGCAATTCGGTTGAAGGAATTAATTTTCCGTTTTCAGAAATTACAGTCATTCCATTATTTTGGCAAGCTGCTAATTGTACAGTTGGCATAGATTCTAATTTTGCTTTTTTTGCATTTGCTAAGTTTAATAAATTTTTCATTTGTCAGAGTTTTTAAAAGTTATTAATTAATTATCTGATACTTATCTGATACAAATGTAAGTATAATTTCAATACAAATGTAAAAAAAGTGTAATAAATATGTAATAAATATGTAAAGTGTTGATTTTCAATTGAATTATTTTAGAGTTAATAGATTTTTGTTTATATTTGTAACTTGAATAATCAATTTATATCATGAGTACACATGGCGGAACTAGAGAGGGTGCAGGTAGAAAGCCTAAATCTGATGAAATTAAACTAATTGAAGCACTTAGCCCTTTAGATGAAGTAGCATTTGCTAAACTTAAAGAAGGTGTTGAATCTGGGTCATTTTATCATTTAAAACTGTTTTATGAATACCGTTATGGAAAACCTAAACAATTAATAGGTGTTGTAACTGAAAATGAAACACTTGAACAGGTTTTTAAAATAGGCGGTGTTGAAATTAAACTTTAAATAATATGTCAAATAAACAAATACTATTTGAAAGCTTTCCCAAACAGGATGAATTTTTAGAGGCTATATTCTCTAATAAATACAATTTCATCATGTACGGGGGAGCTATTCGTTAGCCCCTTAGTAGTAATATTAAGGGGGAAAAGATACGAGGCGGTAAGACTTTTGCAGGATTAGGAGCGTTACTACTACTTTGTAAGATGTACCCTAAAAGTAAATGGTGTGTTGTTCGTGAAAGCTACAAAAAACTAGAGCTTAATACAATACCTTCGTTTAAAAAAATATGTCCATTATCATTTATTAAGCATTTTAATCAAAGAACGCAAACCGTTACTTTATCTAATAATAGTCAAATAATATTCCTATCTGAAAACTACTCAGATGATAAGGAATTAGATACATTTAAGGGTCTTGAGGTTAATGGTTTTTTACTTGAAGAAATAAATGAAATTCAGTATAAAACATTTAATAAATGTATTGAACGTGCAGGTTCTAATTTTATAGATAACAGACCTAAACCGTTAATATTAGCTACTTGCAATCCTAGTAACAACTGGGTTAAAGAATTGATTTATAATAAATGGAAAACTAATACTCTGCCAGATAATTGGCTTTACATACCTTCTAAAATTACCGATAACCCTTTTGTTGATAAGGATTATTTAGAATCTCTTAAATCAATGCCACGCTATGAATACGAGGTGTTTGTTGAAGGTAATTGGGATTTACAGGAACGTACAGGTGCTGAGTTCTATAAATACTTTAGTTTAGACAAGCACGTTAAACCATGCCATTACGAACCTACTTTGCCACTTCATATTAGCTGGGATGAAAACGTTAATCCTTATTTACCATGTGGAATATTCCAAATTTCTAATAAACAAATAAGGTTAATTGATACTATTTTAGGCATTAATCCTAGGAATACCATTAAAGATGTTTGCAATGAATTTAAACGTAAATATCCACACCATGAAAGCGGTTTGTTTATTTATGGCGATGCTACAAGTCAAAAGGAGGATGTAAAACAAGAGAAAGGTCATAACTTTTTTAAGCTAATACAAAATGAATTAACCAATTATAGACCGATCATGAGAGTTAGTAAATCTAATCCTTCAATAGTTATGAGAGGTAATTTTTTTAATACAATTCTTTTTAGTAATTTTGGCGATATTGAGTTTATAATTAATCCAGAGTTAAAAGAAGCCATTAGCGATTTTACTAATACAAAGGAAGCAGCGGATGGAACTAAGGATAAAACAAAAGTTAAAGATGCTAAAAGTGGTGTATCATATCAGCCATTTGGACATATTAGCGACTTAACAGATTATCTACTTTGCGAAGCGTTTAAAAACGAATATCAAATGTATCAAAGAGGGGATGTTACTCAATATGTAAGAAAAATAGGAACCGCACCGATAAACGTAAAACATAGGTTATAATGGAACTAACTAAACAAGAAATTAACGATACTGTAAAAATGATACAGTTAGGTATGGATTTATTAAGCTCTGGCAGTAAATCAGATAGAGATAAACTAAAAGAGTATCAAGATAATGAAACTATTTTAAAAGTAATTGATAAATTATTGAAATGATTAAAATGATTGAAATTAACGAATGGGATATAGTAACTGTATTTGATGGCAATATTGTATATCAGTATATTACAGTTAAAGATATAGGTATTTACCATGCAAAAGAAGCAAAAACAATAGAAGAAGCCTATAATAATAGAATACAACTTTTAAATTATATAAAAGAAGATTTAAAAGATAAATATCAAGTAAATATAAAATTTATAGCATTAGCAAACAAATAATGAAAGTAAAATCACACAAAGAACTAATTGATGGTCATAATACAGTAACTTTCTTTATTGAAGACAAGGAAACTAATACATTAATCCACTCCGATACCTTTATAATCAATCGTAAAACACGTATCAAAGAGTTAAAGTATAATTTCATTACATACGTTCAAGATATGCACAAACTAGAATTAGCTATGCTTAATGCTGAAGTTCATAAGTTAAAAGAGAATAAGGTTAAATTAGATTTGGAAAATATTAGTAACAATAGTATTAATTAAGCACATTTTGTTTATATTTTTGTACAATGGCTAGACTTTTAAGAGATAATGATTATTTACGTGTTATTCAATCGGATAACTTAGCTCAAATAATCGAATCTAACCAACAAACTAAACTAGATGTTGAGCAATCCGCACAAAGTGAAATGATTAGTTATTTAGCTCAACGTTACATAGTTAATCAGATATTTACAGATACTAAAGCATTTGATATTACTGCTACTTATAACGGCAAACAATTAGTTGAATGGACTGCAAGTACTTTTAGTGCTTCTACTGTTTACACTACTGGTCAATATGTAGTTTATAATGGTAATATTTATAAGTCAATAGCTGGTAGTACTGCACACGCTTTTAATGCTTCCGAATGGACTTTAAAAGCTGCTGATAAATCACTATTTTACGTTAAATTACCAGAAGATGAATATGTAAATACCACTTCATACGTTGTAGGAGATAAGGTTTACTATAACAATATTGAATACACTTGTTTATTAAATTGTAAAGGAATTTTACCAACTGAAACTGGTTTTTGGAGCGTTGGTAGTGCTTATACATTAACCGCTACTTATCCCGACGATACTACTAAATGGAGTGAAGGAGATAATAGAAACCAACAAATAGTAATGTATTTACTAGACATTACTTTGTATCATTTACACTCACGTATTAATCCTAGAAACATTCCAGATTTACGTAAAGAGCGTTACGATGGTAATAATGCTACTCAAAACGGTGGGGCTATTGCATGGCTTAAACGTGTAGCTAGTGGAGATATTACAGCGGATTTACCTCAAATATTACCGCAACAAGGTGTTTCTATTAGATGGGGTAACTCAGATGGTAACACTATTAAATCATCAAATCAACTTTGGTAATGAATGATAAATACGAAATATTAATGTCTTTTGGAGATGGTAAATTATTAGTTATCGACAAAATAACTAATGAACATCATATTATATCTTCAGAGGTTTTCTATAATCGAAAAGGAGCTATATAATGAAATTATTTGGATATAACATAGATTTTAATAAAGTACAGGACGTTTCTGTTAATATGCCTAAAACAGCAGATATTAGAAAACGTATTACTACTCCTACTCAATTGTATAGGGGCTTTACTAATATTGAAACTTACAAACTAGCGGTAACTAGAGCGGAATCTTTAACAGCTCCTCAGCGATCGGAATTGTACAAAGTTTATAAGAACATTGAATTAGATGCTCATTTAACAGCAGCAGTAAACCAACGTAAAAACTTAACACTATCTAAAGACTTTGATGTAAAATTAAACGGTGAAGAAAACGAAGAGTTGGAATATATCATTAAACAAAAATGGTTTAGAGATTTTATAGATTATTCATTAGATGCTATTTATTACGGACATTCATTAATTCAATTTGATAGCGTTATAGATAATGCTTTTAAATCAGTTGAATTAGTACCTAGAGAATACGTTAAGCCCGAATTTCATATAGTAACTAATACTTATGCAGATTTAAGTGGTACTGACTACTTAGAAGCTCCTTATAATAATTGGTGTATTGGAGTTGGTAAGCCTAGAGATTTAGGTTTATATATGAAAGCAGCCCCTTTAGTTATTTGGAAGAAAAACGCTTTAGGTGCGTGGAGTGAATTTGTAGAAATATTTGGTAGCCCTATTAGAATAGGCAAAACAGATGTAAGAGATGAAGAAACACGTGCAAATATGGAATCAATGCTTAAAAATATGGGTGTTGCTTCTTATGGTGTGTTTGATACAGGTGATTTAATTGAGTTAGTAGAATCTAATCGTTCAGATGCTTTTCAAGTGTTTGACATGATGATACAGCGTTGTAATAGTGAGATTAGTAAACTTATTTTAGGGCAAACAGGAACGCTAGACGAAAAAGCCTATGTAGGTAGTGCAGAAGTACAAGAGCGTGTTTTAAAGAATGTAGCTTATAACGATGAATTTTTTATTGAAGGAGTTTTAAACTATCAATTAGTGCCAATGATGACACGTTTAGGTATATTTCCTGAAGGCGTTAAAATAACTGTTAAAGCAGAAGATGATTTAACTTTAATTGAACAATCTAAGATAGATATTGAGTTAATTAAAACAGGTAAATTCACTTTCAGTCCTGAATATTTAGATGAGAAATATGGGAGTGAGGTTGTTATTGTAAACGACCCAACCGATGTTGCTAATATTAAAAATAGATTAGATAATCTTTATAAATAGATGTGTTCATTTTGCGACATACAAAATGCTGCACCAATTAACATATTTTCAGAAGAAGAAATTGAACGTATTGTAATTGGTGTGTATAGTGGCTTAATCACTCCACAATCTTTAGACGTTGCAACATATTTACGAGTAGCCGAAAAGCTAACTAATGGTGTTTATAATGGCTTTGGTAAAGCATTAACAGATGTTGAATGGAATAGTCCCGATTTTAAAATGCTTAACGATTTAAGAAATAACGTTTATGTGTTTTCGGGAGCTAAACAGTACCACCAAGTGCGAGAAATGACAGATGCTATTTACGACAAAGATAGAATTAAGCCATTTAGTGAGTATAAGAAAACTGGTACTGAAATATTCAAAAATTACAACGAAAACTATTTAAGAGCTGAATACAATGCAGCTATATCTCAAAGTAGAAGTGCTAGTATGTGGATGGATATTGAAAGTAATGCGGAATTATTACCAATGCT